GTGGTGTTGAGACACGATGGGACATGCTTGAACAGCAGACCAATGGTGTGTATGCCACCCCTCAAACCATTGCCGATGTGTTGCGGCTCTCTCGCCAAGAAGACAACTACATGGATGCCTTCACTGTGTTCAACCGCATTCAGGAAGGCGTTATCCGTGGTAATGCTTTTGTTAAGAGCTTGTCTGACAAGCACCCTGAAGGTGTGAGTCGTAAAGCCCGTCCTGTTAACAGCGTGAAAGAAAACATCCGCATCAACTCAGAGTTGTGGAACATTGCCGAAGACATTGCCTTCGCTTAATTAACTAAGGCAGGGGCTTAGTCCCCTGCACAAAGGAACATATATGTTATATACAAAAGCAATCGTGACTGGTTACACCACTCAAGAATGTGACGAAGAATTCATGGTCAAGATAGAACTTAATTGTTTAATGGCTGACAAAGATCTCGATGCGTTCTTAGAACCATTGAGAGAACAGTTTAATGAGATGGGTGATCCACTCCATTTCAAAATGATATTAGAAGCACAGGATATTTAATGCATCAAGATAAAGCAATTGGTATGTTCATGGGTCTGTTCATTGGTGATGCACTGGGTGCGCCATTGGAATTTGTTAGACCACATGAGATGTCTAAGACATTGACAGAGATGGAAGGTGGGGGTGTGCATAACACTGCCGAAGGTGAGTGGACAGACGATGGTGCTATGGCTGTGGCTATTGCCGATGCATACATAAGCAGCAAACGCTTTGATCCTGAGAACATTGCCATGAACTTCAAGATGTGGAAGAAGACTGGTCACTTTGGTACTCGCAATTATGTCTTTGACATTGGTAGAACATGCAGTGAAGCCATTGACCGCATCACAGCAACACAACCCTATGCAGGTAGCTGTAGCTATAGCTCCAGTGGTAACGGCTCTATCATGCGAGTAGCTCCCATTGTGCTTGCCAATCACAACAACATGCACAGTGCTGTGGCACAAAGTGTTGCTGTGTCGTTGATGACACATGGCAATGCAGACACTGTGCATTACATAGCAGGGTTTGTTGCTGAGCTTATGTCAGGTAAAGCAGAAGACAACTTCGACTATCTCAAACACTTCCGTGATGTGTATGCATCAGGAAGCATCATGTATACATACAACATGGCATGGGAATGTGTGAGAGAAACATCAAGCTTTGAGAAAGCTTTGGTGATGGCAGTGAACAAAGGCTATGACGCTGACACTGTTGGTGCTGTCACTGGTATGTTGGCAGGGCGTAAGTATGGCTTGAAAGGTATACCCACTAGATGGCTAGACAAGCTAGGGAAGAAGGATGAGTTGATTGATATGGCTGAAAAAATTTATGCACTAGGAGGTGATGATGGAAAAGAATGATATGGAAGCAGCGTTCCCCGATCAATACAAAGATGGCATGACCTTGCGTGACTACTTTGCGGCTAAAGCTATGCAGGGGATGCTTGCGGCCTGTACAGGATGGTCAGACGCAGACCAAGATCGCTTGGCTAGTACCAGCTACAGAATGGCAGACGAGATGATGAAGGCAAGAGAGCAATGACACTGCCTCGCTATGTAACACTAGCCAAAGCTGCCGAAGGCATAACCAAGTATCGCTACAACCCACCACAGGATGCAGTGGATGCAGGGGTGGTGGCTAGGCGTGTATTAGGCAATGACAAATCTAAAGCCTTTGCTTTAGCTGAAGAGCTGAACGCACAGCTAGACAACTGGCGTAAAGAACTTAGATATCTTAAAGATATCTCTGAAAAAACTAAGGTGGTTGACTTAGTCAAGGCATACAGGAACAACATCACCTATACTAAACTTAGTATAAAGGCACAGCGTGACTACATCTATTATCTGCAGGGATGGCAGGACAGCAAAGCTAACGGCATACCTCTATATCAATGTAAGCTTGGTGACTTAGTTACACCGCATTGTCAGAAGATATATGAACAGCATGCTGAACATAGTGTTAGCCTAGCTAACCACACACTAGCTGTCTATAGATTGCTCTTCAACTTTGCTATTCGTCATGGCTACATCACACACAATCCCTTTAGCAAGGTGCTTAGAAGGGCAGACAAGCCACGAAGAACTGTGTGGACAAGGGAAGATGTCAGAGCATTCATGAACACTGCCTACAGCACATTCAAATGGCGTAATGTAGGACTCATTGTTCAGATGGCCTATGAATATGGACAGCGTATGGGTGATATGCGTAAGCTTAGATGGGATCAGGTAGACTTAGAGAAGGGTGTGTTGCATCTAGAGCAGAGCAAGCGCAGGTCTAGAGTGTCTATACCAACAAGCACTGGGCTTCTCACCATGTTGAAGCAACAGCATGCTGAGTTTGGGTGGCAGCAATACATTGCACCATCCAATAATCCTGATAGGAAGGGTGGGCTACTTCCCTACAGTTTATTCAATCTGTCTAGGGTGGCTAAGCAAATTGTGGCTGAGGCTAACATCCCCAGTGATCTAGTATTGCAAGACCTACGAAGGACAGCAATAACAGAAATGGTGGAGGCTGGTGTACCCATCACCAACATCATGTCAGTGTCAGGTCATGCTACACCGCAGAGCCTAACACCATACATCAAGAACACTTTGCGTAGTGCAACAGTGACACAGGAAATGAGAGGACTAGTATGACATTGAGTCAGATTGAACAAGAGGCAGTTGTTGTTGAACAACTTGAATGGTTAATTAAATATGAACTTAAGCATGATGCTGAACATCAAGACTGGGAACTTATTAATTCATTAGTAAGAGTTCTTAAAGAATTTCAACCATTAGAATTTGTGGAGGAAAAGTCATGACTGATTGGACACCAGAAGAAGACGAAGCCTTTAATGCTGTGGAACGGAACAGCAATCTTGGCAAACAAATACTTAGAGAAATGGGACAGCCCTACCATTGGGAAGCCGATGCCATTAAAGCCGCTGTACTGATTGAACGTGAGGCGTGTGCAAGGATTGCTGACAGCATGGATGCATGCCAAGACGGGGCTATTGGTGAAGCCATCCGAGCAAGGGGACAAGCATGAAGATACACGAACTAGAAAACCTCATCATGGCTGCTTGGATAACTAAAGAGGACATCGACTCCATCCTGTGGGTGGTGATGGATAGAGAAAAGAATCCAACAGAGGATGAGCTAGCCAATTTATTAATTGGACTACATGCCCTTCACGATGCTAGAATGGCTAAGCTGTTTAACGCATATGAGCAAGTGCTCAAGACCAACAAAATAGTCTACAAAGGTTATGACATTTTTAAAAACTCACCTACCTTGTGAGACATGTGGTAGTAGTGATGGCTTGTCCATCAACGAAGACATGTCCACCAAATGTTTTGTATGTAATACATACATCCCTTCCACCAACAATGAAAGACTAGAAGTGATTGACATTGATAGTGATAACAAAGACACAAGTAGCTTCATTAAAAGTTACAACGAAGGACACAGTGTTAGTGTATCTGACAGACGCATTAACAAAGCCACAATGGAACGCTATGGTGTTGTTCGTAATGATGGACACTACTACTTCCCCTACTATGACAGCAACACACAACTGGTGGCAGCTAAGCGTAGGGAAGTGAAGGACAAGAAGTTCACCACTGTTGGTGGATGGAGTAAAGGCACACTGTTTGGACAGAACCTATACCCATCCAATGGCAAATACTTAACCATCACTGAAGGTGAGTTTGATGCACTGGCTGCTTACCAATTGACAGGCAGTAAATATCCAGTGGTATCTATTCGCACAGGCGCAGGTAGTGCATTGAAGGATGCTAAAGCAAACTACGAATACATCAACAGCTTTGAAAACATTGTGCTTTGCTTTGATGGTGATGAGGCAGGGCAGAAGGCAGCTAAGGAAGTTGCTGAATTATTTGGTAGTAAGTGCAAAATATTTAAACCTGACCCTGCATATAAGGATGCATGTGAGTGGCTTGCTGATAGCAAAGAGTCTGCATTCATTGCCCGTTGGTGGGCAGCAGAGCCTTTCGTTCCTGATGGTATTGTCAGTGGTGTAGGGTTATGGGAGCTTGTGTCTACACCGATGGAAGCAGCAGACTGTTTCTATCCTTGGAAGGGACTCAACGATATCACCTATGGCATCAGAGCAGGTGAGCTTGTTACATTCACAGCAGGTAGTGGCTTAGGTAAGAGCCAAACTCTACGAGAAATAGTGTGGCACTTGTTACAGAACAGCAATGACAACATTGGCTTGATGTTTCTTGAAGAGAGCGTGAGAAAGACTAGCCTATCCATGATGAGTCTTGCTGCTGATACACCACTACATCTACCAACATCTGTGGTGTCTGATGCTATACGCAGGGACGCATTTGAAAAGACACTAGGCACTGGGCGCTTGTACTTTTTTGATCACTTTGGTAGCACAGCCATTGAAAACATTGTCAATCGTGTGAAGTATATGGCTAAAGGGCTTGGATGTAAGTATGTCTTCTTAGACCACTTAAGCATCATCGTATCCAGTCAGGACAATGGCGATGAGCGCAAGGCCATTGATGAAATTATGACCAAGCTTCGCATGCTTGTACAAGAAACAAACATTGCTCTCATCATTGTTAGCCACCTCAAGCGTCCCTCAGATAAGGGACATGAGGAAGGCGCAACCACTAGCTTAGCTCAGCTTAGAGGCAGTGCCGCCATTGCACAGCTTAGTGACATGGTGATATCGCTAGAGAGGAATGGACAGCACGATGATCCCATTGAACGTAACACCACTAAGGTGAGAGTGTTGAAGAATCGTTTTGCAGGACAAACTGGTCCAGCTTGCAGCTTGCTTTATAACAAAGACACTGGCAGAATGTTTGAGATTGATGACACAATGGAAGGACTTATGCTATGAAGAAGTGGGATGGATTTGATAGTGCCATCATAGGCACAGCCAATCTTTGGATTGGTAATGAACGTGTTGATGTGTTGGTATATGATTGTGAGAAGATGGTTGAACAATTGATGATCAGAGATGGTATGTCTTCTGATGATGCCATTGAATACATCAACTTCAACATTGAGAATGCATACATAGGAAAGGACACACCTGTAGTGGTGTGGAATTGGGGGGACTGGGATGAGTAATGATGGAAAGGGACATGCTCAGCGTACCAGATCAATAGCTGATGAGGAATGGGCTACTAGATGGAATGCCATCTTTGGTAGAGATTCAGTAGAAGATTACAAACAGTCGGTAGATGTTGACAACCTCCGACAAAATGATAAGGACAATGACGATGATCTTCTTAGACATAGAAACAAACCTGAAACATGACACCATTTGGTTATGTGTTACTAAGCACAACACCACTGGTGAGGTGAGGCACTGGCGGGAAGCCGACAGCTTGCAACAATACTTAGATGGTGAGCAAGTGGTGGGCCATAACATCATTGGATTTGATGCACCAGTGCTTAAGAAGGTATGGGGTGTGGTCATTCCTAACAACATGTTAGTGGATACTCTTGTTATGTCACGCCTGTACAAGCCCGACATTGATATTGTCGTTCCAACATCAGGTAAAGCCCCTACTCCTCATAGTCTTGAGGCATGGGGCTACCGCTTAGGCAGCTACAAGATTGGCTTCACTGACTTCGACAGTGGATGGACACAAGAGATGGCTACCTACTGTGAGCAGGATGTGTTGCTGCTTGAGAAACTATATAACCACCTATCCACAGTGATGGTGAAGGAAGGGTTTTCACTACAAAGCATTCAGCTTGAGCATGAGGTTGCTATCATCTGTAGAGGAATGGAAAACAATGGCTTCATGTTAGACATTGAGAAAGCTATGGTGCTTAATGCAATATTGAGTGGACGTATGTCTGACATTGAAGAGGAAATGCAGAAGGTGTTCCCTCCTATTATTGAACAGCGTGTGTCTGAGAAGACAGGCAAGCAGCTCAAGGACAAAGTAACCATATTCAATCCCGGAAGTAGACAGCAAATTGGTGATAGGCTTATCCACCTTGGATGGAAGCCAAATAAAATGACCCCAACGGGTCAACCTATAGTGGATGAGGACACTTTGAAGGGTGTTGTGTTCCCAGAGGGTCAAATAATTGCTGAGTATTTGATGATACAAAAGCGTGTAGCTCAGATAAGTAGTTGGTTGGAACTAGTGGGTGATGATGGTAGGGTGCATGGTAGAGTTACTACCAATGGTGCTGTCACTGGTAGAGCTACACACAGTAGCCCTAACATGGCACAGATACCTGCAGTGGGTAACCCCTATGGAGCAGAGTGTAGGGAGGTGTGGACAGTGCCTAAAGGCTACAAGCAAGTGGGTGTTGATCTATCAGGCATTGAGCTTCGCTGCTTAGGCCACTACCTGAATGACCAAGAGTGGATGGATGAGCTGCTTAAGGGTGATATCCATTGGTTTAATGCACAGAGTTTTGGCTTGGTGGAGAAGGGTACTATCAAGGACGATAACAATCCCGAACATAAGAAGGCTAGAAATACCACAAAAACTCTGACATATGGAGTGCTCTACGGAGCAGGAGCAGCCAAAGCTGGAAGTATTGTTGGTGGAAATAGCAGCAAAGGTAAGAAACTAATTGATAGTTTTATTAACAATACGCCCGGACTTTCTGCATTGAAGAAGAAGATATCTAGGCTGATGGCTAGGGGACATTTACCTGCACTGGATGGACGCAGAGTGTGGGTTAGATCTGAGCATGCTGCATTGAATACATTGTTGCAAAGTGCAGGTGCTATAATAGCAAAACAATGGCTTATTGAAGCAACAAATCTATTGCAAGAAAATGGAATAGATGCTAAACTGTTAGCGTTTGTTCATGATGAAACACAATGGGAAGTAAGAGAAGATCAGGCAGAGGAAGCAGTTAAGCTCATCGAGCAAGCTGCAACTAAAGCAGGGGAAGCTCTTAAGTTTCGTTGCCCAGTAGATGCCGAAGGAAAGATTGGCAACAACTGGCGTGAATGTCACTGACGTTACTAGTGAGTTTTTATATTGGAGAAAATTATGACTGAAGAAAAGAAAGCCATCAAGATTAAAGCTGATGTGTTCTGGTGTCAACACAATAAAGTGAATGACATGTCTGGTAAGTTTCAGTTGAACTTGTGCAACCTGTCTGACGCTGCTGTTGAAGCATTGGAAGATATGGGAATCAGTGTTCAAACTGGAGAAGACAAGAAGGCTGACATGGGCAAGTACATCACTTGCAAATCAGAGAAAGCCATTCGTGTTTTTGATACAGACAACGATGAAATTACTGAAGCCATTGGCAACGGTAGTAAAGGCAAGGCGTTGGTATCTACATATTCTTGGACTTACAAGAATAAAAAAGGTATTAGCCCTTCATTAAAGAAGCTGGTCATTACAGACTTGGTAGAGTATTCCGCTGCTAGCGGTATTGATGCAAACGATGAGGACGTATTATGAATTTGAATATCACATTGACATTGGACCAATTGAACTTGGTCTTGGCAGCACTTGCTAAGCTTCCCTTTGAAGCTGTTACAGACACCATTGCTGTTATCCGACAGCAGGGATCTGAACAACTACAAGCAGCAGAAGCAGCAGCCGCTGATACATTACCAGTGGTGGTTGAAGAAGTTGCTTAATGAAAGCAATCTTTGATGCGGATATATTCGCATACAGAGCAGCATCTGCATGTGAGGAAGAAGACGAAGCAACGGCACAGC